AACGATTGATTAAGCAAATCCTGTGTATGAGTAAGCCATAATGTTCTAACACCAAGTATAGAAACGATCTGTAGTGCTGTTTGAGTCTTCCCCGCACCACATGGCATTACGATAACCCCATTACGGGCCTTCAGGGCCGCTTTTACGGCCCTTTCCTGATACGGGTATAGATTTATACCTGAAGCATAATAAAATGGCTCACAGGGCTTTATACGGCTCATACACGGCACATCCGGAAATAGCTTTCTTAACTCAGCCACACAGCCGAACGGCAGAATCAGATCATCCCCACGCTTTTCATACAGGCAGATGTTTTCAGGCGTACCGCCAAGCCATAACCCCATACGGACCTTTTTGTGATATTCGGGATTGTCAAGCATCAATTCGTTTTTGCACCAATCCTTTAGAGCCTGAGTCGGTTCATGCACATAAATGTTATTGCCAACGTCAAATCTCATCCAGATCCACCTTTCCGTCCCGCTTCAGATCCGTATATTTGATAACCTTTATTCCATCCTTGTACTCGACGAAAATCAACGGCTCAATATTTCCACAGGCCAACCATTTCTCGAACGCCATCTTTTGATTTTCTTCAAGCCTGCTGATTCTGAATATATGATCTTTACACGTTTTACAGTCACCCACAACGGCAACACCGTTTTTCGCGGCGATTATATCAAATGGCTGTGCGCCACTGTTATCCGGCGCAATAAAATGCACCCAGTAACCCGCTTCCGAAAGTCTTCTGACGACTAATTTCTCAAACGCTGTGCCAAGCTGTTTGTTATTCATGCTTTGCCTCCTAAGTAAAACGGCGGGCGCTTGCACACCCGCCATAAAAAGCGATTATTAATTATTCGAACGGTACATCCAGATCCATGCCTTCAGTCGAGATAAACTCGTCTGTCTTAGGGATATTCAATTTCGGTGCATTGCCGCTTACCTCTTTCCACGGCGGAAGATCCCCCTGCTTATCAGCGCGGATAAAGTAACTGATCCTCTCCCGCTGTTCGCCGTTATATTCTTCATGTTTGATCACACAGGCCCCTACCTTACCAATCCAATTCGCCATGTTAAAGTCGCCTTCAGGGATATCCTTGAAGCTGTCAAAAAATTCCGTCAGCTTCTGATTCGTGATCTCCGGGCGGTCATCCATAAATACGATATAGTGATAAAGCACCTTCGCCGACCCGCTTACGTTCAGCTGAATGACAAGCATGTCATTTCCTTTTTTACTGATCGCCTTGTCGGCTTCTTTTATTCTTACACGATACTTACCTTCCGGCAGAACCTCAAACTTTCTTTCCTCTCTCTTGTACTCCCACGCCATTACTTAACCCTCCCGCAATAAAAATCATTCAATCTGTTGCAAGCGATGTACTTATCAGACAGCCCTTTCTTTTTCAGTGTAGCAGATACGGAACTCCTGATATTATCCGCACGCTTATTTGATCCGGCATCAAAAGTGAATGCCTGACCGATTTTCAAGCTGAAAATCTTCTCATACAGTTCTTTATAGGCAGATCTCGTTCTTGCCTTGATAGGAATCTTGTCTATATCAATATTCTTGAAATCCCACGCCATTACTTAATCCTCCTGCTTTGCTTTTATTGTGACTATTGTATCAGGATCGCCGCACTCCAAGCACGTTTCCGCGAATTGCAACGCATCTGCCAGTCTGTTGAATTCAAACTTTACAAAATTTACAAAATTGTGTTCCCCTTCCAAATCAGAGTCGCCTTTCTGATATACAAAAATCTCATACTTTCCCATGCTCACCCTCCAAACTTAACGAAATCCTCTACCTTGCAATGCTTACGGTTATCAATCTGATTCTTGGCATAAATGTTCTGAGTGGCCTCAAGCAGGATCCCATGCTGACCATCCTTATTAACGAAGATCTTGCCCACAACATCACACAGACCGCAAATGTTATCCACGATCTTTGCTGAACACTTCGGGTAAAGCCTGCTGTACTGTGAGCCGTCAGGCGACGTAAACTGCTCCACAATCTCCCATGCGGTCCACACGATATTTACTCCGAGGGATTTCATGAACCTCAGAGAATTCACCAATTTGAACTGCATGTACTGATAATCAGCCATTGCCGGAACACCCTTATTCTTTCCTTTTGCTCCCAGATCCGACAGGATACACCGCTCAAGCTCTGAGATATTATCCACAGCGATTGTGGTAATATTCGCCGCCTTAAGCTGACCGGATGTTGCCAACTCCCTGAGATCATCCATTAACTTCGTCCAACCATCGAACGTATTGATGTTATCCACTTGCTCAATAAAGATTCTGCTCGTATCTTTTACGACTTCTTTTTTGGCAAGCGTCTTCGTGATCGTTCTATCAACATCCAGAACGAGTGTGTTTCCCTCAGACGCTTCAGCAATCAGCCCGATTGCCGTACTCTTTCCCACGCCGGGCGGGCAGTACAGCAATGCTGTATAATGATTATCAGCCTGCAATGCGTCATCGAATTTACGAATGTCCATCTCATTCCATCCTTTCCACCTTTTGAAACTCCACATATTCCTGAGACGGATCATAATGCAGGCATATCGGAGCATATTCACACATCCGCCCCCAGTGCTTACAGTATCCCGTGTTGCGGTAGAAATGATCGGTGCAATTTATCTCACATGCCATCTTTTCTACCGCATCCAAGAACTGTTCAACCTCTTCATCCGTCCTGCTGATACGCAGTAAACGAATTTTAGAGTCAGTATCCTCATCATACCATGCCACCATCCTCCAAAAAAACTCCTCATCTGATTCATTCTTTTTCTGCCGGATAGTAGGCTTGCGGCAGACAGTATACCAAATTTCCCGTGCCCCTGTCATTAACATATATGCCAGAAGCTGTTCATCCCACTGAAGACTGTATTCATATTCCTCAGTAATCTCAGCACTGGTTGTTTTATGCTCAACCAGTTTGCCATCATCAGCGATACCGTCCACACGGCCTACCAGAACATCCCCTGTCATCAATTTATGCTCGAACCATTCTTCAGGCCGCTTACACTTAAACTTCGGATAGATATACTTCTGATAAGCGCAGGCCATTGCGCTTTCCCTACTCAGGTCATCAGTATCCACTGTACCATCTGTGTAAAGCTGTTCAAGCTTTTCGTGATACGACAGGCCCGTCTGAAGTGACTCAGCTTTTTCCACAGGTTCAAGACCGTAAATATACTTAAGCTCATAAGCCCTCCGGCAGGCCTTGAAAAGTTTAATCCTGCTTATGCTTAGTCTCATTCTCACTTCCCCCTTTGTTCAAACCCTACCCTGCCATAATAAGGCTGAACAATTTTTAGTATACCATTGCAAATTCTCCTATATTCTTTTTCTATACTCGCATCTACTGTTGTCTTTTTATACGTTCTTGAAGGACCTCCATTTTTAGCCTCTTTCTCCTCTTTGTTATTTGTTGCCCAATCCGCAATATCAAAAATAGATTTTCTTAATTCTTGACAAACATAACAGTCAATCATTCCTAGTTTTTCCGCTTCTTGCTCTAAAATTACACCTTTTCGATTTTCCCTAACGTCATATCCAGATGCCTTTAATTCTGCTATTAGTTCGTTAATTTCATCTTTTGACAACTTGTCCAGCATTATTCCCCTTCCTTTCCGATCACCAATTCAATCTTTGCCAGAGTCACCTTGCTAGGACTCTGAAGTCCGTTCTCCACGCTGTTCACAGTCTGTGCTGATAATCCACAACGGCGGGCGAGTTCGCCCTGCGAAATGTCTTCCTTCGCTCTGTAAAACACCATTCGTTCACCCAACGTCATTTCCTCACCTCCTTTCCTATCTGGAATCATTGTACAGCATCTTTTTCAGTATGTCAATATATATTATTATTTTATTTTACTTTCTCTTTCTTCTTTGTAAAAAGTAAAAAGAAGTAAAAGTAAATATAGAGTATAAAATGTAGAATAGTGTAGGATTTAGATACATTATAGTAAAGTCCCTATAGAAGAAAAATATATAGGGAAAGTTTACCAAAATGTATTATTATCCTACACCATCAACGCAAAAAAGATAGCGGATCTTACTCCGCTATCTTTCTCATTACCCCGGCATACAGCCGAGGATTCACTATTTGAAGTGTGGACATTAATTCGTCCATAATCGCCCATATCTCAGCAGGATCCCGCCCCGCAATAGCCTGCGAAAACTCCGTATCGCCTTCGTAGGCTACCGCAGTCTGGGGGATCTGTTCCGGTGCGGGCAAGTACGAATACCTGACAGGCGGATCATCCTTCCTCCCGAATAGATGCTCCCTGATCGTATAAAACGCCGCCAGTTTGATACAGGTATTTGCTGTGGGATTTCTCTGCCCCTCGCATTCAGCAATGGCCTCCTGCAGGTCGTTTTCCGTAATCACAGGAAGCCACCTCCCTTACATCCGTTCCATGCTGTCGATAAACGCACGGACTTCACGCTGTTTGTCAGCCGGAAGTTTGGACATTATTCCACGCATATCGGAGATGATCTCATTCATATCATCTTCCGCATAGGAATAACCATCCTCGCGGGAATAACGCCCCATGCTGTCACGTCTGGCATTTCTGCCACGTCCCCGTGCATAGGAATTCCCGCCGCGTCCGCCACGCATACTCATATAACCGCCACCCTTGTTGCCACCTTCTTCAGCATAGGAAGTCATGGGATAATACGACATACTGTATTCGCCAAATTCATCTTCCATCATTTCATCTGCTTTCATAAGGTTTTTCTTAAGGTGA